TTCTAATGGTTTGTTGCTATACCGGTTATCTAGTAACCATATAGCTTTTTCATACATTACATCATAATCAGTTTCCATACTTTATTTATACAAAAAAGGGAACCTAAGTTCCCTCTTTTAATACTTATACGTTAAACAATTACTTGTTCATTACGTACATTGTAACTTCAAAACCGAATCTCATCTCTGTTGCCTGAGGTTTTGTCCACATAATAGTTCTCCTTGTTTATAAAATTTATAAACTCATATCGAAAGAGATGTTATTACTAACAAAGGTCTTTCTTGAGGCCTATTTACATCATATAAGAATTAACTTATACACAACTATATATAACATACTTTTAATATTTGTCTAGTTAAAAGTATTAAAAACTAGTAATCCAGGAATTATCCTTCTGCAGTTGCAGTAACAGATTCACCCCCTTCTTTTTGGTCTCCAGTAGCAGCTTCTTGCTCTGCCAACTGGGGTTCGCCTTGTTGTTTAATTTTGGCGATTAGTACAGCAATTTCATCGAAAGGATGTTTGCCAAGCGAACGTAAAATAGTATTCACTTCAGTTACTTCTAAGTCTAACTTAATACTCATTAAAACTTACTCCGTTTTAGTGCGTTTAACTCCACCGATATTATACTTCGGCACTAGTTCCCATTCACTTTTCTCTTTATAAGATACTACCTTAATTTGAGATAGTGACGCTTTGGGTTCTGCCTTAGATTTATCTAGAATCTTGAGCAAACCCCAATCTTGTAATAACTCAGCAATACAATTCCTACGTTCTATGTCCGACATAGAAATATCACTTTGTTTTCCATCTAAAGCAAATAGCTCTTTGAAATGGACAATAAAGTATCTGCCTTGTTTATGTAGTATGTGACATGATTGGAAAAGTTTATTATCTTTTCTAGAAGCTATACCGATGCGAGTTAGAGTTTCTCTGACCTTAAGAAAATTGTCTGGTTCTATCAAGTCAATTTCCAACATCGCGTCGGGTGTCCAATCATAATATATAATAGTTGTCATTTTATTTTACTTTCGTATTTTAATACATATATTTATATATGTTTTAATCTCTACCGCCAGTTTCATATGATAATCTTAACTCTTCTATTGCTTCATTTGAGAGTAAATCATGTACTTCATATGCTTTGCGTTCTGATATATTATAATGTTTTATTAATAATTTAATTACTTCGCCTATATTATCTTTTTTGTGCCACTTACTAAACCGTTTCTTTTTATATATAGAATTCTTAAGAAATTCAAATTGCCATTTCTTTTCAGCATGTGCTCTCTGATTCATCTCATTTGCATAGAGTATAGTATCGGGAAAGAATGATAACCCTTTATTTATAATAAAAGCATTATAGTCTTTATGTGCTTGAGGATCTTCAAACATATCTTTTTTTGTATCATTTATCGCTTTTAAGAAGTCAAATGGGTTCATTTTTTTGTTATTTCCGCAATTTGTGATGCATTACACATGAATACTGTATTTGGATAATTCTTTTCTAATGCAACTTGGATATCTTCATAAGAATCACCTTGTGCAAGATACGCCCCGTTATTTTTATCGTAACAATAGATAATATCATTTTCTTTTCTAATATCTATTCTTATTTTTTGAACAACAGGTATTGGTGATGATTCTTGTGATTCAGCTTCTTCCACCATGAGTTTCACTTTTTGCATTGCAGCAGATCGTAATGCACACCAGCCACATATAAAACCTACAATAAATCCAATTATTAAATTTTCCATACCTATCCCTATTTAAACTTACACTGCGCCATAGTTTCTGTAAGTGCTGCCATTAAATTAAGTTCTTGATCAGAAACAAATGCTGATTTATATTGATAGTCTGCTAAGATCAATACCAATTGTGGAATACTATTTGCTTCAATGTTACTTGATGCTGAATCATAAAGTTGTCTAAATATATTTATACTATCACTATCACCGTTTTTAGCAACCCACTTTCTTACTTCAGTAAAGTTTTTATCTTTAAGATTTTTAATTAGTCCTTTAAAAGATTCTTCAGTAACATTCAATAAAATACCTGAATCAATCTTACCTGTAACAGAATATCTCTGTAACTCATTAATGATTCTTCTATAGTCTGGGAAATGTTTTGTAATCATTTCAACTATAGGTTTAGGATCGTGTTCAATGTTTTCTTCTTTTAAGATATATTGTACACGTTTAAAGAAAGATGCTGCAATCTCTTGCTTATCTTTATTTTCTATTTTAAAATCTACAACTGCACATCTTGAGTGTAAAGGATCTATAATTCGATTCTTAAAGTTGCATGTAAAGATAAACCGACAATTATTAGAAAATTCTTCTATGAAAGCTCTTAGTGCTGGTTGAGTTGAGTTCGGATTTAGGTAGTCTGCTTCATCTAGAATAACAACCTTTTTAGCATCAGTTAATGATACAGTTGAAGCAAAACTTTTGATTTTGGTTCTGAGTGTATCAATACCGGATTCTTCTGATCCGTTAATAAGGATGAACTCAGCACCAATCTCATTGCATAATGCCTTGGCTACAGTTGTTTTACCGATACCAGGACCTCCACTAAATAAGAAATTGGGGAGTTCACCGCTTGATATAAATTGCTGAAATGTATCTTTTAATTCACGAGGTAGTATACAATCCTCTACGCGTTGGGGTCTATATTTCTCCACCCATAAGTATTCTTGTACCATTCACTTTCTCCATAATATAATTCATTATAACTTATTGCTCAATTAAAGTACATTTATACTTGAAACACTGAATCAGCTTCAACTGCAACATAATATACTAAATCACCATTCTTTGCAGTAAAGCGAGATATTTTCTTAGAAGAGATTGATACATCATAATCACCAGGTACCATTCTTAAATTATCTATTTTAAGATTAACTTTAAAGTCCAAGTTAGTTGAACCAATCTCATGACTAAAATTATTGGCAGATAGATTTTTTTTATCTGCCACATTAACTGTGATGGTACTTCCATTTCCAACAAAGGAAACATCCTCAGATTTTAGGATTGGAGCAGTTTTCATTATCATAGTAAGGGTAGAAGCTTCGAGAGAGAGAGAGATTTCAGCTTCTGGAAAGACGATGTCTTTCGTAGGGACTACCATGTTATTCACCGCTGCTCCAAAGTATTTGATAGCATTTTTGCCTTCTTTTATAGTGACATACTTGCTATCGAACTCTAGTTCGGGATCATCAAATAATGATAATGCACCGAGAAATTCATTGACATCATAGATACCAAATTCATTAGGAAAGACTTCAGGAACCGATACTGTTGACATAATAGTTTTAGCAACAGATACAGTTGATAACTTACTACCTTCTTTTATTAATAAGTTACTATTAATTCCTGCATAATTTTTAATTACATTCAATGTTTCTTTTGATAATTTCATTTGCTTTCCTCATAATCTAGTTCAGTCATAAACATAATACAACAAAGAGCATGTGCTAAATGGGTAACTCCAGTTTCAGGATCAAATTCTTCTCCTTCCTGATATGCCCACAGGTGTCTCATTGCTGCGTCAAAATATCTTCGTTGTGCATCCGGCACTCTACGCCAATTATCTGGTTCGTATTTTTCTGCACCGAATGTTAGTACTTTTACTGTTTCTCGTAATGCTATTGGTGGTATTAAACCATACTGCAATTTGCCACCGTCAGACTTTCTTCCACCAGTATGGTCCCTGGATTGTGATGCTTTTAATTTTTCTTTAGTCATAGTCACCTCTCCTTAGGATTACTGATAACCCTAAAGGGAGGTGGCTTTGCGCCACCTCAATATCTAAGAGAGTCTTAGAAATTTTAATCACTATGCACTAAATGCTGCAGCAATCATTGCTCTTGAAGGTGTACCGATACGGTATTTTGATGAAGAAACACCATTCCATAACGTTACTGGGTTATTATATACTGCATAACCTTTTAAACGGATTGCACGAATTGCAGCAGACGGATTGGCTAGACCAAATTTGCCTGTGATTTCTTTTGCAGTTACAGCATTACCTTTAACTAGGTGATTGATTAATTTCTGTGTTGAACTCATATACTACTCCTCAAATTGTCGCTATTTAAAATGATCTTTGTAAAAGCGCGACTTATTTTACTGATCATGGTATCATTATATACTATTAATGAATTAAAGTACAATCTTTTTTTCATTATATTAAATTATATTCCGCTACAACAGTTTTAAACATAGGTGAATAGTCTTCAATATTAATTTGCTGAACACTGTTCCCACTATTTAGATCTGCTACTTCTGATTCTGTAGGGATTGGAAACCCATAAATTCCCATAGATATCTTATTTTTAGGTTTAATCAACCAGTTAGGATATCCAATCTTAATGCCTTCTGATCTTACTTGTATTAGCGCATCATGATATTCTTTCATTTGGCTTAAAGTAATCTCTGATGCTGTATGGTTATACCGCTTGATAACTTCACATATATACCGCTTTTGTACTTCTTTCAATTCTGTAAATTTAAACATTATCTAATCCTTTACCACGTATTTAATTGCTGAAGGTGGAATCCAATATTTTTCGTGTTCAATATTTGTAGTATATTGCAAATACTCATTTATCCAGAATCCATATCTAAACTCAACAATACTATAAGCTTCAGTCCAATATTCCTCACCATTAAAATTAAATTTACACATATGACTAGCCATAATGTTCCTCCAATGTATTTTCAATAAGTTTTATAGTTGAATCATTTAACATATCAGTCATATTCACTCCATGGTGAAATATAGTAATAATACCTATGAGTGTGGAGGAGTTTATCCCCTCCATCTCACATTCTACTTCAAACGTGGTTCCTAAAACATTGACATCAACTAACATGATTAGGCAGCTTCCAGTAACTTAGTCACTGCCTTTTGTTTAACTTCAGCTCCTCGACCAAACCATGCATTTTTTAATCTTGCATTACTTGATCTAGCAGTTTCCCAATCAACTAGCTGAGTTACTGCATTTAAAGCACCCCAAGCAGTTCCTTTTGAAGACTCTAAATCAGCTCCGATACCTTCACCATTGTATAAGGCTAAAGCACGTTGTACTGTTGGAGCATTTTGATTTTCTTCAACACCACCGAAGATTTGTCCAAACACATTCAGTGCTTGTTTAGATGACATTTTGACATTTGCTAGAATTTTTGAAGTTTCTTCAAATGTTTTAAATGCTTGATTATAATTTGATAATTGTTCAAGCAATATTGTTGGATTATACACAGAGTTGTGTCTAATTGTTGCTTCAGCCTTTTGTCCACTAGTAGCAACTTGCAATGTATTATTACATACAACACGTACTGATGTTAATCTTGCTTGAGTTGCTAATGTACCATCAGCAGAAGATGCTAGTAATAAGTATTGGTTAACTTGATCACCTGCAATATTGAATTCGCCGTCCATTTTAGCTAGTGCCCAGTAGTTTGCACCATCACGTAGTACGCCTGCAGTTTCTAGATTAGCTACATTTCCAACCATATCTCTAAAGAATTCTAATACTTCTAATGGTTGAACGATTTTGTACTTGTCTGAAACAATACCTAGTGGTTGTTTTGTGTCTTTACGATACATAACATTTTTACCAGTGTAGGTTAGAGTGTCTTCGCCATATTGTATAGGTGCAGTTTCTAATTCAAAATCTAATCCAGATTCCTTTGCCCATACTTCAAGTGGTGCATCATAGGTTAATTGTTGTCCAAGGCCGTGCCATGGTGTTTCACCTACATATGCCATTGCATTTCTACCGTCGATCATTGTTGCTATTTCATGTGCCATAATATAATTTCTCCTCAATTGTTAAACAGTTAATATAACCATTTAATATAATAATTATACACCGAATACTAATTAAAGTACACAGTTATTTTAACTATTTTCAAAATAATTTTCAAATGCCTCTCCTCATTTCATCAGTCTATAACATATTATATCATAAATCTTAATTAAAGTACATAATTAATTTAACTATTTTCAACTATTCTAGAGAAATCATTAACTTTTTCAAATCTTATATTGTTTTGGAATTTATCTAGAAGGACATCGCCTTTATGAGAGATCACAAAGATGTTTGAGTTTTCACCCAATTTATCCATGACAGATAGGAAGTAATCTGTTCCAGCAACATCTAGACTTGAATCAAAGATCTCGTCTAGCAGTAACAGATTCGTATTGACGGAGTTTTTCATTTTAGCGATTTGTCTCCAGGTGAATAATATGGCTAAGTCAATTCTCATTTTCTCACCTTCAGAGAAGGAAGCATATGTAAATTCATCTCTGTGTCTGGACTTAATCACTTCATTAAAGTTTTCATCTAAATCAAACTTAACAAAGAAATCCATGGCTGATAGGTACATATTAATTAACTTATTCATAGCGGGTAGGTATTCTTTAATAATAGAAGTTTTAATACCAGTATCTCTTAGTAAAGATGATGCTATATCTTGAAGATTTCTTTTCTTTTTAATCTCCATACGGTCATTATTTAATTCTAATGCTTCTGATGCATATGATTTTAATGTAGACTTTTCTTGCTCAATATTACCTTGATTTGAATTAAGGCTAGCAATTTCATTTTGCATATCTGCGTTTAGTTTGTTTAGCATTTGTACTGAAGTATTTTCAGTTGATACTTCAATATTCATATCAGTAATCTTATTAGATATATCTTGCATGACTTGTAATTGATCTGTAAGTTTGTCTAATGCACTATCTAACATAGTTAATTTTACATCATATTCTTGTTTATTAATAGTTAATTTTTCAATAATAGAATCTTTATGTTCATGTTGGATTCCTTGCTCACATGATGGGCATACTTCATTATTCTCAAAGAAGTTTATACTTTCATCAATTGTTGAATTTTTCTGTTTAAGTTTACTAGAATTATTCTTACAAGAATCTATATCTTTTATTATAGTTTCTTTAGTTTCAATACTATTCTTTAATTCAGTTATTTGTGAAAGTAACTCTGTAATATGATTTGATTTTTGTTTAATGATATTATTGTTTGCTTCTATTTTTTCTGTAATACCTTTTACATTTTCGTCTTTGGTATTAACTAATGACTCAATAATTCTTTGTTGTGCTGTAGCTTTATCTTTAATACTATTTAGTTTTATTTCTTTATCTTTTAATTCTTCTTTTGTTTCAATGATTTTATCTTTTAGAATAGTATTCATTGTAGAGAATACTCTGATATCCAAAATATCTTCAATGACTTCTCTGCGTTGGCCGCCTGGTAGCTGCATAAATGGGACAAACGAAGCCGATCCAAGAATAACTACTTGAGTAAATGTTTTATAATTGAGTTTAAGTATTTGCTGTTCTAATACTTTTTGATAATCTTTAAGAGCGGCATCTTGATTAACTAATTCATCATTACAATATATTTCAAATGTATTAGGTTTTATTGTCCGTTTAACTTTATATGCATTAGGCCCAATAGAAAATTCAACTTCAGCTTCACATTGTTTCCCATTAATAGAATTGATTAATTGATTCTTATTAACATTTCTAAATGGTTTATTAAACAAAGCAAAACATAATGCATCAAGAATAGTAGATTTTCCTTCACCATTCTTACCTACAATTAATGTTGTACCGTGGTTATTTAAATTAACTTTACTACCTTGACTACCTGTAGAAAGGAAGTTTTTCCAAAAAACCGATTCAAATACTATCAATATTTCTCCTATACTGTCTCATGATGTATTGCTTCAAGATATAATTCTTTCAGCACTGTTTTAATTTCTTCTTTATTTTCTGTAGTATTTACCGAATCCACATAATTTGATAATATACTGAGGGTATCTTCAAGATTAATTTCAGTAGATATTTCTCCATTCTCAAACTCTGAGAAGTCTTCAATAATTTTAATGTCATATGCACCTCTTTGATATATATTATTCATAAACAAATCAAACTTATATAGATCTGTTTTATTCACTACTACAATCTTAACATACTTATCAGTTAAGTCTATTTCAGATATATCAATGACTTCTTTATCTAAATCATCATAGACTAATTTTTCATGTATGGTATATGGATTCTGAATAAAAGATAATTCACGAGTTTCTGTATCAAACACAGAGAACCCACGAGGATCATTATAATCTTGCCATGTCATTTCTGCTGGTGTTCCAACGTAAGTAATATTTTCTTGTTTAGATCTTGTATGATAATGACCCGAACAAACTAATTCATACTTAGCAAACATATCATGAGACAATCCATCTGATGCTGTATGCCCACGATACATTGGAAACCCTGCTATTTCAAAATGCCCAAAACATAAATCTGATTTAGATTCATCAATGTATTTAAATACATCTTCTTCATTCTCTTTACAAATCCATGGAATCAAATCTATTTTTGTACCATCAATATCTATTATAACAGGTTTATCAATTAAAGTAAAATTATATTCTCCTAAGATTAAACCGCTTGAGCTCACCGAAAGTGATTCTTTCCAAAATATATCATGGTTACCTAAAAGCGTTGTAAAACGTATGTTTTTTCGTTGTATTTCGTCAAAAAAGTAGCGTTTTACCTCAGAAAGTGTGTTAAAATTGATGAATTTTCGTCTATCAAACAAATCACCTAACTGTATTATTTCAGTAATGCCATGTTCTTCTAAGTATGGAAAGAAAGTATTTTTATAGAATTTCTCAAAGTAATCATGGAATTTGCGTGAATCATTCCGTGCACCAAAATGAGTATCACCTAAAATAACAAACTTAGTCATTAGGGTTTGTATCCTCTTCTATAAAGTTATCTAATAATACTGATGTTATAGGTTTTTCTTTTTTCTTTCTTTGCCTTTCTTCAAACTTAGAATCAAATGTACCATTATCTTGCATAAATTCTACAAAGCTATTAGAGTAGTCTTCGTTTCTATCGTGGTCTTGAACTATAAATTGTTCTTGTGTATTATCCCTAACTAACTTACCTTTAATATATGCTTGTTTCTTTTCTTTTTCAATACGACGTAAATAAGCAAAGTAAATTATTTGGGTAAAATATGAAAATGGATTTGAAGATTTTTCAGGGTTAAAGTTATCAAAGTACGCAATACAATTCTCAATACCATCAAGAATCATATCATCTTTATATGAATAATTAATAAAGTTAGGCCTATTAGAAAGCTTACGTGCAATCTTTAATAT